GCCGAGCTCGGACGGGCGCAAAATGCCGATAGGGGTATGGGGTGGTGGCGGGTAGACCTCCAAAGCCGACACAACTCAAGATTTTGCAGGGGAATCCGGGGCGGAGGCCGCTGCCGAAGGGCGAACCGCACCCGGAGCTTGGCGTTCCCAGCAGACCTGAGTGGCTGAGCGCGGAGGGAAAGAGGGAATGGAACCGCGTGGTGCCGGAGCTGGCCAGGCTGGGACTCCTGGCGAAGATCGACCGGGCGATGATCGTGGCGTACTGCGTGTGCTGGGGGATGTACAAGGACGCGATCAAGGACCTGGAGGAGAAGGGGACGACGTTCGAGACGGAGAAGGGCTACCAGGGACCACGGCCGAGTGTGGGCATTGCGAAGCAGGCGCTGCAGCAGGCGATCCAACTGAGTGCCAAGTTCGGGTTTACGCCGAGCGACCGGGCAAAGATGGCGATGCCGGAGCCGCAAGACGAGGATCCGTTCTCGGCGTACCTGCGGGCGGCGAAGCGACAGGAAGAGGCGTCGGGCGGTGAGTGAGCAGAGCGTCCGCGAGTACATGCGCGCGGTGCTGAACGGGATGGTGCCGGCCGGGACGCTGGTGCGGCTGGCGGTGGCGCGGCAGAAGGAAGACATCGAGCAGGCGGCGGAGCGGGGGCTGCGTTACGACGCGGCGAAGGCCCAGCATGCGGTGGACTTTTTCGGGTTCGTGAAGCACTCGAAGGGGGAGTGGGCGGGGCAGCCGTTTATTCTGTCGCCGTGGCAAGAGTTCGTGATCCGCTGCCTGTTCGGGTGGGTGAGGGCGGACGGGTTCAGGCGGTTCCGGACGGCCTACATCGAGGTGCCGCGGAAGAACGGCAAGAGCACGCTGGCGGCGGGGCTGGGGCTGTACCTGTTGTGCGCGGATGGGGAGCCGGGGGCGGAGGTTTATAGCGCGGCGACGAAGCGGGATCAGGCCAAGATCTCGTGGGGCGAGGCGGTGCACATGGTGCGGGCCAGCCCGGCGCTGTCGCGGATGGTGCGGCATTTCAAGGCCAGCGACAATCTGAGCATCGAGGCGACGGCGAGCAAGTTCATGCCGCTGGGGGCCGATTCGGACACGATGGACGGGTTGAACGTGCACGCGGCGCTGATCGATGAGCTGCACGCGCACCGGACGAGCGCGGTGGTGGACGTGCTGCAGACGGCGACGGGGTCCAGGAGGCAGCCGTTGATGGTGGAGATCACGACGGCGGGCTCGGACCAGAGCAGTATCTGCTACGCGCACCATCGGTATTCGGAGCAGGTGCTGCGGGGCACGGTGGTGGATGATACCTGGTTCGGGTTCATCGCGGCGCTGGATGAGGGGGACGATTGGTCGAATCCCGAGGTGTGGGCGAAGGCGAACCCGAACTATGGGATCAGTGTGAAGCCGGACGATTTGCGGCGCAAGGCGGATCAGGCGCGGCACATGCCGCAGCAGCAGAATGCGTTCCGGCGGTTGCACCTGGACCAGTGGACGCAGCAGACGGACCGATGGATCGACCTGGCGCTGTGGGACGAGAACGCGGGGACGGTGGACGAGGAGGCGCTGAAGGGGCAGCTCTGCTACGGGGGGCTGGACCTGAGCTCGGTGAGCGATTTGACGGCGTGGGTGCTGGCGTTTCCCAGTGATGATACGCCGGACGATTTGCAGGTGGTGACGCGGTTCTGGTGCCCGGAGGCCAAGCTGCACGATGACAGCAACCCGTACGCGGAGCAGTACCGGGCCTGGGCGCGGGCGGGCTGGCTGAAAACGACGCCGGGCGTGGCGATGGATTACGGGTTTGTGAAGAAGGCGATCCTGGAGGACGCGAAAAAGTTCTGGCTGGTGAACCTGAACGTGGACCGGCTGTTCCAGGGGTATCAGCTCAGCCAGGAGCTGGCGGACGAGGGGCTCGAAGTATTCGGAATGGGGCAGGGGTTCCTGAGCATGGCGGCGCCGATGCGGGAGTTCGAGCGGCGGCTGCTGGGGCGGCATTTGCACCACGGGAATAATCCGGTGCTGCGGTGGATGGCGGACAACGTGGCGGTGCGGATGGACCCGGCGGGGAACATCAAGCCGGACAAGAGCCACAGTCAGGGGAAGATCGATGGGATCGTGGCGCTGGTGATGGCGCTAGACCGGGTGATGAGGCATGAGACGCCGCAGAAGAGCGTGTACGAGACGCGGGGGTTGGTGACGGCGACGGGCGGGCAATCGGTGCAGGCCAAGCCCGGGCGGCAGACGGGGAAGCCGAAATGAGTCTGTTTGACCGGTACCCGGTGCTCAAGCGGGTGATCGTGAATACGAAGACGGGGACGGTGATCCGGGGGCTGTTGTGGCAGCGGCGCGGGGGGTATCTGGTGCTGAAAGAGGCGGAGCTGCTGGAGCCGAAGGCGAAGCCGCTGGCGATGGATGGTGAGGCGGCGATCCCAGAGGGGAACGTGGATTTCCTGCAGGTGGTGGGCTGATGGCGACACCAATCGTACAGAGTATGGGGCGGCTGGCGGCGGCGGAGACGCCTTACGCGCCGACGATTTCGCACGGGTCGCTGTGGATGTACGACAAGATCAATCATGCCTATGCGACTCTGTACCGGAATCAGCCGAACGTGCGGACGTGCGTTGATTTTCTGGCGAGAAACGTGGCGCAGCTGGGGCTGCACGTGTTCCGGCGCCAGGGTGAGACGGACCGGGTGCGGCTGCGGGATCACGGGCTGACGCGGGTGCTGAATGAGCCGCTGCCGCCCGAGTGCAAGGTGACGCGCTACCGGCTGATCGAGAGCCTGATGGCGGACCTGGGGGTCTACTTCAATGCGTTCTGGTTCAAGATCAGGGCGGACGGGCAGCCGCTGAGGCTGCTGCGGGTGCCTCCCGAGCTGGTGAGCGCGACGGGCGCGCTGGTGGCGACGCAGTACGAGATCAATCTGGGCAGCAAGGTGCTGGCGGTGGGGCCCGGGGAGCTGGTGCATTTCCGGGGCTACAACGCGGAGAGCCAGATCTGGGGGCTGTCGCCGCTGGAAACGCTGCGGCGGGTGCTGGCGGAGGAAGAGGCGGCGGGGGATTACCGGCAGGGGTTCTGGGGCAACGCGGCGCGGATGGGCGGGGTGGTGCAGAGGCCGGCAGATGCGCCGCAGTGGAGCGAGCAGGCGCGGGAGAGGTTCAAGGCCGAGTTCGAGCAACTGTATTCGGGTGCGGACAACTCGGGCCGGACGGCGGTGCTGGAAGAGGGGATGGAGTGGAAGCAGGTCTCATTCAACGCGGAGGAGAGCCAATACCTTGAGGGGAGGAAGCTCACGCGGGAGGAATGCGCGCGCGCCTACCACATTCCGCTGCCGATGGTGGGCATTCTGGACCACGCGACGTTCAGCAATATTCGGGAGCAGCACAAGAACCTGTACCAGGACTGTCTGGGGCCGTGGATGGCGATGATCGAGCAGGACATCGAGCTGCAGCTGCTGCCCGAGTTCGAGGACAGGGACGGGGTGTACACCGAGTTCAACATCGCGGAAAAGCTGCAGGGTAGTTTCGAGGAGCAGGTGCAGGCGCTGCAGGGGAGCGTAGGCCGGCCGTGGATGACGGCGAACGAGGCGCGGGCGCGGATGAACCTGCCTTCGATGGGCGGGGACGCGGACGAGCTGATCACGCCGTTGAACGTGCTGAGCGGGGGGCAGGCCAGCCCGCAGGACAGCGCACCGGACAAGGCCGCGACTGCAGAGACGAAGGCGGCGCGGACGATCGATGCGAGTCACCTGTCGCTGAGGGAGAGGCACGAGAAGCGCTGGACGGCGACGATGGCGCGGACGTTCCGCAGGCAAGAGGCGGCGGTGGTGAGCCGGATGCCGAAGAAGGCAGCGGTGCTGCTGATGAGCGACCTGTGGGCGGATGAAAAGCGCTGGAATGAGGAGCTGGGGGTCGATCTGCTGGCGCTGAATCTGGAGACGGCCAAGGCGTGGGGGCAGAGGGTGGCCGGTGACGCGGGCACGGAGTGGGACCCGGCTCTGATGATGGAATGGCTGAGCGAGAATGCGCGGATCGCGGCGGAGGAGATCAACGGGGCGACGCGGGACGCGGTGGCGCAGGCGATTACGGAGGAAGACCCGCTGGCGGGGGTGAAGGCGGTATTCGTGCTGGCGCTAACGGTGCGGGCGGCGGAGATCGCGCGGAGCAAGGTGACGCAGGCGAGCTCGTTCGGGGCGCAGGAGGCAGCGAAGCAGGGCGGGCTCAAGAGCAAGACCTGGCACGTGAACTCGACCAACCCGCGGGACGAGCACGCGGCGCTGGACGGGGTGACGGTGGGGATCCGGGAGCTGTTCCCGAACGGGATGAAGTGGCCGGGGGACCCGCAGGGCGGGGTGGATCAGGTGGCGAACTGTCAGTGCAGCGTGAGTTTTAGCAAGTAGCGGTAGCAGACAGGCGGGGGTGAACTATGGAGCGCAAGCAATTCTCTGGATCGGTGCAACTGAAGGGCGATGGCAGCGGCGAGGTAGGGGTGGATTTCGCCACGCTGAACGTGATCGACAGCCAGGGCGACGTGACGCTGCCGGGGGCGTTCTCGAGCGGCGAGCAGGTGCGCATCGCGTCGTGGGGCCACGGCTGGGATCAACTGCCGGTAGGCCGGGGGACGATCGCGGAGATCGACGGCCGGGCGCACATGGAAGGCAAGTTCTTCCTGGACACGATCGCGGGAAAAGAGCACTACCTGACGGTCAAGAACCTGGGCGAGCTGCAGGAGTGGAGCTATGGGTACGACGTGCTCGAGGCGTCGTACGGCAAGTTTCAGGACAGGGACGTGCGGTTCCTGAAAAAGCTCAAGGTACATGAAGTATCGCCGGTGCTGCTGGGGGCCGGTGTGGATACGAGGACCACCGACATCAAGGGCCGGGCCGAGGGCGAGACGCGGGAGCGGAAGCCAAGCGGTGAGGTCGAGCGGGTGGCGGCGAGGGTCCGGGTCGAATTGATCGATAGCTGAGGGAGGCGGGAGATGACTCTGCATGAGGTTCACGAAAAGCTGCGGGCCGCGCTGACGGCGGCCAAGGGAATCTGTGATGCGGCCGAGCAGGGCAAGCGGGAGTTCACCGAGGACGAGCGCACCAAGCTGGCGGCGATGCTCGAGGAGGCGAAGGGCCTCAAGGAGCAGGTGAAGAAGCTCGAGGGCGACGCGGAGATGACGCGGATGATCGCCGAGATGGGGGTGGGGCTGGCGCAGGAGCAAAAGACCGGCCAGGCGCCCACCGTTCCGGCCGCCCGAGGGCGGAAGATGAGCATCGGCGAGCAGTTCGTCAACGCAGCCGAGTTCAAGGAGTGGATGGCCAAGATCGCGCCGAACGGGAGAATCCCGGACGGGATGCGCGGGCTGATGAGCCCGGCGGTCGAGTTCAAGGCGCTGATCACGGGGGCTTCGGACACGAGCGCGGGCGCGTTCGTGGAGACGGACTATACCGGGATCTATGAGGGGCTGGGGCGGCTGCCGCGGAGTCTGCTGCAGCTGGTCAACCGGCGCACCACACTGAGCGACCTGGTGGAGTTTGTGCGCCAGACCGCTCAGGTCACCCAGGCCGTACCGGTGGCCGAGGCCAACGTGACCGACTATACCGGGGCGACCGGTGAGGTCAGCGGGGAAAAGCCGGAAGGGACCAGCACCTGGGCGAAGGTGCAGGCAGCGGTCAAGACCATCGCGG